AAAAGTAGGTATGTGTACAAAAATAATGACAAGACGTGAACAATCAACGTCGAGCTCAAGAACTGCCTTATCCAAAAGGTCATCATCTGAGATGGTAGACCAAGCGAAACGCTCAGGGCGGGAGTCCTCGATAAGAGACCAAGAGTAAAAGTGAAACTTATCTTGAAGAGGGTCAGATACATAAAGAAAACGATAGAAATCGGAAAAAGGAGATGAGACGAAAACAACAGGGTACTGATTGGGCAAACAAGTGAAGTCCATTTCGTTTATGATGGAAAACAGATGTTCAACCGCAGTCTCAAAGTAAGGATAAACAGCATCGTTCAATTGAAAGTCAGGAAGGAAAATGTTATACATGACAGATTCGAGTGAAGTAGAAGTAGTATTACTTGCGAAAGGACTGGCCAGAAGAAGCAGAAGGCTGAGAGGTTCTAGAAGCCTTGGGAACCTCATAATGTAAATCTGATTCATGGAGAGATTGTAGAACGGGAGCTTCACGATGAACACGACTGACGGTGGAGGAAGCAGTGTGAGTAATACGAGAACCAACAACACGGTAAGTAAGCTTGAAAGTCAACACAGCACTCTCATCTTCCTTGCAGCGAGCAAACCAAAGGATACGAGGCTCCTTGGCGTGAACAGGAATTGGATACACTTGACGAGAAAGATGCTCGTATAGATCAAAATGCCAAGATTGGGACTGACAAGTATTAGCTCCAGAACGATAGGTGAAGTTGACTGGACAGGAAACGATGTCGGCTGTGGTAGGAGAAACGACATCATCACGATTGTGAGTGATCCCGACAGCGACAAACGTCTCGGTAGCAAGAGGAGCAAAAGTACAATCTAAAGATAGAATCTCGCAAAAAGGGAAACCAGAATAACAAGAGGAAAAACCAGAAACAGAGGAAAGAGAAACACCAGCACTTGAAGAGCCAGAGTTAAGAGTAACAGTGTAGAAGTGAGTGCCAACAAAGGAGTTAGAAGAGGAAAAGGATGACTTGATAGTAGAGACTAAGCCAGAACCTTCAGAAGGCAAAAGCGAAGAAGTGGTAGACGCGGATTCAACGACAACAGAGGCGAGTTCAGACATAATAGCTTAACACCCCTTTACATGAAGAGTGGAGGAGACCTACAAATCATCGTAGGTCTCCTCCAGAGAGAACACGAACGGCAGGTCGACCAACAAACCTTGCATTAAAGGATCCTGTGCGGCAAACTCTTTCTCAAGAGTGCGCAAGTCCGAATGCTCAGAAGTGGCCACTTTTGCAGCAAAGGCGGCGTAAGAAGATGACAAGAAGTCTTCCCTGGGAACAGCCTCAACGAAACCAACATTTGAATACTCGGCCAAATCCAAACCAGGAACAGAGTTGAAGTAATCAAGAAGAAGCCGAGCAGCAGCGGCCTGTGATGGAGTCAAATAACCAAACAAGGCTTCACCCCCTCGCAAAAGGAAGGAAAACTCATATAGGTACGAGAGAATGACCTCCGGGAGAGTGCCTCGTTCACGAGCAATAGCAAGTCTAGCGTACAAAACGCGGGGGTCCTTGAAAATCCCAAGCGGAGTGAGATTCCAACTGACAAAACCAACCCTCTTGCCAGTCTCCAACTTGAACTCAAGAGTGAAGCGATCCTTCAACAACTC